AGCTGCGCGTTTATTGAACCTCTCCCGAGTAACTACTACTCCAGGGCAGGCAGACATATCTGCAGGCTGGTAAGCCATTACCTCACCAACACCCACGGACAGAGGACTGCCTGGAGACCCAGAGAGCAGGCTCGGGTTCGGCGTTTATATACGCCTCCCACGCCTTGCTTAAGGACGTAGGACGGTCTTACCCTCCGAAAACCTCCTGGGGACAACTCCCGATAGAAGAACCCTTGGGTAAGCCGGGTCGGCATTCTCACAAAATCTAGTGAGTCTCCCAGCCACTCCCGAATTCCCATACCTTCATCCACCAAGAAGCCGGTCTACGCTTCGAGTCCTCAAGTTTGATCTTGCAGAACTCGGGCATATACCGCTCCGTCTTGTCTAGACGAGATATGTAATCCGAGAAAGCCTGGAATGCTTTATCGAACGCTGATTCGTCGGCGAGAACGAAGTTCTCAGGCCGCGAAAGACGAAACTGCTTAGCGTCATATATCTTCCCGCCAATAATAGGCAGAAGAAGATACATGATCTGTTGAGATAACGTCTCTTTATCAGTGATCTCTAAAGAGTGACCAGGCTCCGCTGGCTCGAGCGGCGGAATGAACTCTAACATACCGTAGTTGGTCGGACGCATCCAACGGGCATGCTCACTATACGCATGGTCGGTATAGTAGTCAAGAAGAGAATTCAACTTGGCTTCTAGATCGGCCAGAGGCAGTATACGTGACGAGTTGATCCCGACCATCCCGAACCATTGGTACCAGGAGGCAAATGAAATCTGACTCAGCCCAGGTTGGGCTAAAAAGACGAGGACTCTAGCAACGACTCGAGATTGTTTTCTCAAAGCCTTTGAAAGAGACCCTCGGACCTTATAACCCTTCCCGAGGAAAGCCAGAACATCCGCTGGTCTCCAATCACGCCGAAACTTATTTAGAAGGAGGAGCAGTGCGTCTAAGGACGAGCTGGCCGCCGCCGCCTCACGTAGAGGAAGCGGAGTACAGTCGACCCCTTTCGCAACGAATCTCTTTGCATACTCGAAAGTCCCATTGTTGGAAACAAGGGACTTATGCATTGAGATTCCTACTCCGAGCTCCTTCATAAGCTCGAGATATTGGTGAACTACGTGCCGATCCCATATCAGCACGTCGTCCCCCAATACGGCGTACTTTGTGAACCACTCACGAGCACCAGCTCGTCTGGCCGACAACTGTACGAGGAAATGGTGGGTGAGAGCCAACATCGCCCACGAAGAATAAGCACCCATCGGCTGTCCGCAAGCATAGAAAACTTGCTGGGCAACCGAGGAGTACTTCTTCGGGACGCGGTAGGCCCGCCCGACCAGGAGGTCTTTCCAGGGACCTCCTAAGCCAGGCTTGAGATGGTCGACTAGGAGAGACTGCAGAGAGACTGGGAGTCTATCTGTAGCGGCCGAAAGATCCAAGGAGGCAACATATCCTCCTTGTACTTCTTCCCGGGCTCGCCTTACTCCTTTCATCTGGTCAAAAGTGGAATCCTGAGGAATAAACCTCAGAGACCCAAAGATGGCCCGATGCAGGGGATAAAGCAAAGTCTGGGTCCACCAGTCGACCATCGCAAACACCCGCTTCTTCCCTGGTTCTTCCTTGACGCCCAATTTACCGAGGGGCCAAGGAAAGACGCTCGTCCCCGTGACGAGGGACTTAAACGTCTCCATTCGGGGTAACGCTTCAGGTCCCAGAAGGTCCCCAACCTTCTTAAGACTTGAAAGCAAGTCGGGAAAGTTAAAAAACTGTACCGCTTGCTCGAATAGGACCGACATGGACGTTTGCTTCCATACCAAACGTCGCATGCGGCCTTCTCCGATGTATACCCCTCCTTTCGTACGTTTAGGCCCCGTCTGGGTACCAGGAGCAGCCTTCTTTAACTCCAGAGGATCCCACAATGGGAATTCGAATTTACACCCCATTCTCTCCAGATCGGAGAAGAAGCAAGGTATAAACCACGAATACGCCTCCAGATTCAAAGAAGGACCAGGCGTAACAATCGTCTTCACCGAAAACCTCGCCCGGAAATCCAATACTCGGTATAAACCGAATAAGGACAACCAGAAGCGGAGGAATCTCGGATCCGCCGACAGCAACGCCCGCCGATGAACCTTTGGTATGATTCTCGGTACCCCTGCCCCCGTCCGAGCAACGCGGCATCCGTAAGGAGATAGATCTTTCACCTTTTCGCCCGCAGCAAGCTTCATAAGAAGAATACTGCAGGTTTTAAGGTAAATAGCTAGTCCCTTGGATCCACGCTGTGACCTCAAACGAACACAGAAGCGGGAAAACGAGATGATAGATAATATCCACGACCGGTTTACGTCACCTAGCCAAAGCCGAGACACTCGAATGAGTGCCCCGACCAAGGCTCGCTCGCGTTTTACGACGAGCTGCCAAGAACGGCCTGCTTCCAAACGCTTCAACCAAGCTTCCCATAGGGTTCTTGTTGTCGTGTTTAGGTTTAGCATGT